TTTTCTTCTCCTTCCTTCCTCTGTGTGCCTTTTCTGTCGACTGGGTATATGGGGGGCTGGTGTCACTAATCACTAATCAGTACGAGAGCTTCCCTCTCCCGATACAGCTTGCGTGTTTTCCTGTCCGTCGCTGCGCTGGGTTATGGCATCGTGGTTGCCCGGTTGGTGTCAGTAGGTTTCTTTAAATATCGCTGGGTAAGTGGGTGGCCGTTAATAGGAAAGGTTGTTATCGACAGTTACACTATATAATAATACGTGAGAGGACTCTTGAGAGTAGTCGTTTGCGATCTCTGGTGATCGAAATTGGAATCAAGTGGGTTCCTATCCTTACCTCAACAACATCTTCGTACATGAGCGACTCAATACTGTCAATGGGTGTTGGACTGTTAGTTATCAGATAACACAGGTAAGCAGAAAGTGCATAGCCCCACTGCTCGTAGCTGAATCTATGGTCGAATGGGCCTATCGACTGATCCACCATCTTCCATATCTCCTCCAATTCCATCTCGGCACCATCGGTGTTAAGAGGTGCAAAGGGTCCAAAGACCAGACTCTCAAGGTACTCGATTCCACCCCCAGGGACTAGATCATGCGCAAGCTGGGTTGCGACATTAGCGACTGGACTGGCGTGTGTGTTAACACAAGGAGTGATGACCACAGGAAGAGTCAAGAGGACGTGAATCCAGGCCTCACACATGCTATCATTACAGTGTATCACTCCACTTCCCTTAGTATTGTATGAGAAGGATAGAGCAGCACAGAGTTCTTGGAAACAGAGAACAGGACCTATCCATCTAATCCACGTGTCAGTAACCTGCCAGAGTCTAGCGATTGACTGGATAAGTGTTAAGATGTCGTCTCTCGAGTGGAGGGGAATATCCACAATAAGGACTCCGCCTGTAGAGCAATTCTTCTTTATCGCCTCAATTGTCTCCTGATGTCTGATGTCTCCTTGTGCTAAAGGCCCTGGTGGTAACCTGGTGAATCGCGATCGTCCCTCTAGAGATGCGATACACGGTGGGTAGACAGGAACATCTAGGTTGTAGGCCTCTGACAGGTCCGTCCCGAGGTCCAAGCCAATGACCCACGGGCATCCAGCTGCAAGCAGAACAGCCGGTCCACCACCTAAACCACACCCAACTACTACACAAATCCGACTGCACACACTTGGGATCAAATACGTGTAACTATATCCAACTGACGAATCCCCTCCCTTGAAGCGTCCTTGCAACCGGGACACCGCAAAACAATCCCAGACTTGGTTCTCAGCTCCCGCATTCCACTCGGGACGGGCCAGGGCTCTCCCATTGACACAAACCCTCCAGCTCTCCGGCTGGTATACATTGTGTAGCCGAGGCGTGTCTGCTCGGATCGGAGTCTCCAGTATTAGTCTAGCAACATTAACCACTCCCCTGGCGGATCTGATCACCTCAACCGCGGGCATCATATACTGAAAGAAGCGTACCCCGTGAATAACCTGCTTAAGATAGGATGATAAACCAAAATAGTTAGAGGTCTCACTCCAATTGGCCAGGAAATGGTGGAACCTATAGAGAGCGCTGAGTTTCCCTGATTGGTTCAACTCACGGCGCATCATCTGAGGCAAGATCTGGTTGGATATCTTCATTGCATGCGACCAAGGGAGACCGTGGAAGTAATACTGTCCAACCAGATGGATCCTAAGCGAGTTAATAATCTCCCGTACCAGTATTCCCGACGGTTCATCGGAGAACAGAAATGTTGGGTATAGGTAAAGAGGGGACTGCTCCGTAGTCACCATTGAAACCACCTTCCTCATTAGATATGAAGCCACTTTTCTCTGCAGAGAGTGTACACCTGACATGTAAGATACTGGGGCAACCCCTTGGATGGACAAGAGCAGTGGATCATCCTGGAAAAGAGGTGATTGAACCAGGCTACTGATCTTCCTTGCAACAGCTGTGCAGATGGACAAGGATCCGGGAAAAAATCTCCATCGTGGTGAACCACTACCAGCCTTAAACATCAGTGAGCAAGCACTCCTTGCAATAGCTAGTGATGTGTAATGGAGGGTGGTGCGTAAGCCTATTCCCAGGATCTCCGGGAGGCCAAATTTAATCCTGAG